TGTAAACGTCCCACCATTTTTTTATAAAAAAGATTTTGGTCGCTGCCAGCTTACATCGAAATCAATATTTGTCCCTTTGTCTGTTGACTTTGCTTTGTTGTATACCATCCACGCTGAAGTCACTGAATCTTTTGTTTTGCTTTGATCTGCGCGAAATATTGGCCTTGGGTTCAGAACGATAAGGTTAGATAAAGATTTTTCCAGTAAAAATGCAGATCTTGTTCTTGTAGGCTCAAGAAATGTTAAGCGGTCAAGAATAATAAGACCCCTTTTAGCGAGTTCATAGCCCGGTTCGATGATCCACTGTACGTTATCCCGTACACCTTGGGTAATTGCCAGGGTCCAATCGAACGTAGGAAGACTTTTCCACCAAGAAGGATCGAGGTAATCGGTATCATTGTCAGCGCGAATGCAGTCGTGGTGCCCTAACGAATTTAGTTGTTGTTCGAGTTGACCGCCTATGTCAAGAGGTAGAACAATCCTCCCCGACACTAGGTTTCTTTCCGCAATAGGATTGATAATATTGTCAGGTACTCGGTAAAAGCTCATGGAAAGTGAAGAGTTACTACGACAGTTACGTGATTATATGACGATTGAACAAGAGTTTTATCATCACAGTTTTATGTCACGTGCGCGTAAAATTCAAAAAACAGAGGACTTTGTAGAGATTTTAGACCTGCTACACGCAAACTACTTAGTTCAAAAAAGGCTTTTTCAGAATCTTGCGCGTTTTGTCGCAGACTCTGGAGCTCCACTCCCTCCATTAAGCGACCTGCTGAAATCATAAAAAAGCCGCCGACTGTATGACGGCGGCCTGCTGTGTGAGAAGCTTTGATATTACACCGAAAGACCTGCTGCTTTCAAGGCTTCTTTCTGTTCTTTTGTCAGTTCTTTAGAATTGTCTGACGTGGCTTCTGGAGGCGCTGCCTTAGGTTCGCCCGCGCCAGCAGGAAGAGTGCTAAGACCTTCCGGTTTAGCATTTTCAAGCTGAGGGTTGGCTTCGTTGAAAGCTTCTTTGATTTGTGCATGGTCTGTTCCAAGAGGTAGTTCAACCAAATTCGCACCGGAGATATGAGAACGAAGTGCACTTGATACCAAGTCTCCTCCGTCACGTACGAGCCACTCGTTAATATCCTTAACAAGAGTCTTTTCTTCGTCGTTTTTGACTGGACGGTCAACAAACTCAACTACGTTGTAATTTACTTTACCTGTGTCCGCCCCGGTAATTGGGTCAGTTTGAGTAAAGCTTCTTTGAACAAACTTGGTTTGAGTTATTACCTCTGCAACATTGATGCGGTTGTTGTAAAGGGTTTGAAAATATGAGATAAAGTTTTTTTGGCTGCTTTTTCCAGCGACAACAGCAGTTGCAACACATCGACTAGGAAGCAGACGATGCGTAGGGTCCACACCAATAAATGCAAGCCGGATGAACTCCTGACGGTTTCGCATGCCGAGGTCCCCATAAAAGGGAGTAAACCCGAGCAGTACAAATGAAATAGGGATTCCGTTGTCGTTTGAATCTGTGATTGCTTGATCAGGATCCGTGTCCGACTTCCAGCGACGCTGTTGAAGATCGATACGGAGCGTATGCGGGGGCACCTGGCAGAGAATTTCATCAGCTGCAAATTGTCCGGCAATGAAAACCATGATTAATTAGAGAGAGAAGTTAACTGAACCAATAGCCGCTGCAGCAACTTGTCCTTTATCGGGGTCGGCTGCTTTTTTGGGCGCGGACTTCGTGCCCTTAGGAAGATAAAGTATTTGATCCACTGCGTAATTCAAATACTGCTTTTCTCCTTTTTCGCTTGTGCTGACTCTTCCGACAGCGATCGTGGGGGTGCCATTGGGTAGGTCAGAGAGCTGTTTAGAGTATTCGTTCCAAGCAGTAAGTTTGAACCAATTGGTTTCTTTATCTTCAGGTGATTGCCAAGCAATGGACCGATTTGTGACAGTTGAGTCACCGACCTCGCTTTCTTCAGACTTCGGTCCTAGACCACCACAAGCCATAAAAGTATTGATGGCAAGAATGTCACTGAAATTTTCCGTTGTAACAACCAGCATTGGTTGCATTTGGATCACTCCATCAGGCGTAGCTTTTGTCGGTCCAATGGCAAGTATTTCCTGCTTTTCGTTTAGGTCTTTGAGAAGTTTGCCAACATAGTGATCTTCCTTTTGAATCAGTTGTACCTTTGTTGAGATTTTTTTGTTTGAGGACGGTAGTGATTCTGCAATGACGTTGACTTTGCCATCTTCGACTAAAGCAGAGTCTGTGACCCTAAGTCCTAAAAGAAAGACGTTCATTTTTGAGGATTCGGTAGATCGTTGAGCGGTGTACGTTGAGTGCCTTAGCAATTTGCGGAACGCTTGCGCCTTGGCTACGGAATGCTAAAAGCATTTGCAGATCTCCGCCACCAAGTTTTGAATTTTTTTGATTTAAATACTGGTTATGGTATGGGTTTACACACAGTATATTTTTACACACGTTTTTTACTACAGCGTCTCGGCTTATATCTAAATAACCAAGTATCAATGGACGCACATAAAATCTTTTGTTTAAGGTATAGACTGCAGGAACATTATTTACTACCGATCCTTTCCAATTAAAACATTTTTTATGATCAAAATCGTTATAAGCTAGTTTTTCGTACAATTCGCTTAGTTTATTTTGTTTGGCTTTGCCGTAACCCAGCTCAAACTTGTCAACCTCTAAGCTTCTTGCAATGTCTAGAGCTTGAGCCTGAGCGTGGGCAGCGTCGAATGCTTTTATTGATATATTGACTTCAGTGTTTTTTTTAGTGACTACAAGTCTGTATTTTTCTGAAGACATCATTAACTAAGGGTACGAAAAGTATATCACCCTTCGTACCCTTTAAGATTTATATTTTTTTGTTCAGCGGAGCCCTTTAAACATATTTTGAACTTCTTTACCAACATTCAAACCCTGTTTTTGAGCACGCTTACCAGCTCTTTTGATGTCTGCACGTGTAGCTCCCATTTCAAGCAGTGCTTGCACATCTTTCATTCCGAAACCTTTACCGCCTGCTGCTCCGTAATCAAAGTTTTTCAAGAGACCTTTAGTTTTTTCGGACCCTTTTTGTAGGAGGGTTTGAGCTGCAGATCCGACATTCAGTCCTTGCTCTCTTGCGGCATTTTGAACATTTCTAAGATCCTTCGTAGTTGCTCCCTGACTTGTTAACGCTCTTACATCTGCCATTCCGAAACCTGCTTGTCCTGCTGAAGCAGGATCATAATTAGCTGCTATTGCTGCGGCTTTGTCTTTTTCGTTTCGTAAAACTGGGAACAAAGATCGGACAGCCGGTCCAACATTTAATCCTTGATTTTCAGCTCTTTGACCAGCTTTCTTGACGTCTTTGCGTGTGCCTCCCATATCAATAATAGCTTGCACATCTTTCATTCCAAAACCTTCACCGCCTGCTGCTCCATAATCAAAACCTTTTAAAAGACCTTTAGTTTTTTCAGAACCCTTTTCTAAAAGAGTTTGAGCTGCAGGTCCGACATTCAGTCCTTCTGACTCCGCACGGCTTTGAAGATCTCTAAGCTCACCTGTAGTAGCGCCTTGCTTAAGTAAAGCATTAATATCTTTCATCCCAAAACCTGCACCACCCTCCGAAGAAAAATCATAATCTGCAAATTTACCGGTCGGAGCAGCCTGTTGTGGAAGATCAGGAGTGCTAATCGGTGCAGGCGCACTTCCCCCAGGTGTAGGAGTTGTTGGTTCAGCGACAGGGCCGTCTAGGTATCGACCGAGAAAATCGTTTGATTGTTGACCGATATTACTACCAACAACATTGATATTTTGAATGCCTGGACTTTGAGGCATAAAACCAAACGATGTAGTCGTACCAGTTTGCGGCTGTGGACGGAAGTTTAAAACACCTCCCCGCCCTTTAGAAGTATTACTGAATTGCATAAAAGGACTTAAATTAAATCCACCTTCTTCGCCGTCAGTGCCGAATAAACCTCCTAGGTCTATGCCGAAAAGGCTTCCTGCTTTGCGAAGACTAGAGCTAGCCATTCTCAGACGTAATTACATATACTCTAATTTAGCTGTTTTTCAGCCAGTAGCGACTGATGTTAAATCCAGGTCCACAAACTGCTTTAAGAGTTCTTGATATTCTCTGTGCCTCTTCATAGTCTCTAAATCGTTTGGCTTTTTCTCTATTTTTTGTATATGAACAAAGTAACTTTTTATCTGTGTTTAAACAATCAAGGACGTACTCGTCACCGCGAGTCACAACCCATACTTCTCTAAAGCTGAGAAGTGACATAGTTCTACGTTGCTCATCTGTATACAATCTTCCCGTTAACTTACACTCTTTCACTCTTTCTGTCTTTTTAAATTTTTCTGTCTTAACTTTCACAGTCTCTTTAATAAGGCCGTCTTCTTTCAAAACCTTATTTAGTTTCCTTGCAGCGTTTGCAGCAACCAACGGTTTGGCGTAATGCTCTTTTGTCATGATCATACATTTATCTGTAATAACACAACCGACATACCCGCTATCGGTTTTTGCAGTAAAAACCTCACGTTTTTCGTCTTGTGGCAGCCAGACTGTAATTAAATTCATTTTTCAGCCCAGGAGTCTCCGACGTTTGCGTCGCATTTAACGGGCACTTTACACAAAACAGACTCAGCTGCAAGCCTCATTTCAGTTTCAAGCACTTGTTTGAAATGATCTGCTTTGTTTTCAACTGCTTCAAAAATTAGTTCATCATGCACCGTGGCAATCGGTCTAAATTCATTGCTAACTAATTTACCCAGTCGAGCGATAGCAAGTTTAAGTATGTCCGCCCCAGCACCCTGAATCAAAGTATTAGCGCAAGTAGTCATGGCAGCGTCATCGTAACTCAACAGTCTTCTCCTTCCGATAGGTGTTCTGACGTAAGTCCACCCATCCTGAACCATGGCGTTTCGTTCCCGATGCCACTCTTTTAGGCGTGGGTACGCACGATGGAAACCCGAATGAGCTACTTTCGCCTCAGACAATGAAATAATATTTCCTGAACTAGCAGCATATGTTTTGTATTTTTTAAACCCCATTCCATATAACAATGCAAAATTTAACGTTTTACCCATTTGTCGTTGCGATTTTTTGACCTGATCGATTTCTACGTGGTATATCAAACTTGCAGTTAGAGCGTGAAGGTCTGCTCCATTTTGGAAAGCTTCCATCATTTGAGGGATTCCGATAAGCTCAGCAGCTAATCGAAGCTCAATTTGTGAGTAGTCAGCAATTACAAATTTATAACCTTTTGATGGTACAAAACATTCACGAAATTCTTTGTCCCTTGGAACTTGTTGAATATTAATTCCCCAAGATTCTTTTTTCTTTTTTCCTGTTACACGTTTGGATCCTGAGCTTGTAAACCGTCCGCTGTTAGCTCCGTAAGTGTTGTACCCGCTATGCATTTTGTGGGATACAGGATTGATGTTAAGTAAAATTTTCTCGACATGAGCTAAAGCAGTTTCAAGCTTGGTTCGTTTTCGTAAAAGATTTAAAGTTTCATCGTCACTATCAAACTCGCTTAATGCAACCTGAGACAACGTTTGTTTTCCAGTTCTTGCGTCAATTGGTAAAGCAGTGCCGATCTGATTGAAGCATTTGACGCATTGTGCATTAGATCCAGGATTGAATTCCTTTTTGGCATTTTTTCCGATGGCGATGGTTCCATCGGCTCGTCTGGGGAGTTTGAATTCATCGGTAAGACGGCTGTCAAGGGACTCACAAAATAATCTAGTAGCCGTGTCCAGTTCTTGCTGCTTGTAGAGCTGCAGTCTTTTTACTCTACTGATATCTACACCAAAACCATAGTGACACATTAAGGCTACTGGGCGTATTACTTGACTCTCAAGAGTGTAAAGTTCTAAAAGGTTTTCAGCTGCCAGCTCGTTAAGCTGTAAACCTGCAATTCTAGGCAAAATATCTACGTCTTTTGCTGCATATTCAATTTGACTTATAGATAATTCTTCAGCACTCCAGTCTGATACTTGTTGTTCTTTTGAAATCTCAATTTCAAGTCTCCTCGCTACCACGGCTTTGAGGGAACAACTAACGTCACCGAAAAAAACTTTTTCAGTTTTTGGGCTAACTTTTTTTTCTTTATACCCCGCACGGAGACATCGTTCTGCAATAAATGTATCGAATATTTTTTTGTTGAAATCTATTCCTAATTTTAAAAAGAACTGCAAATCAAAATTGGCATTATGGAACAAAAGCATCTCACGTGATTGAATAAGTTCTTTCAACCCATCTATGTCTTCACATTTAAAAAAATCAATGACGTAGATAGTTCTGTCTTCGACATCCTCTTGGGTTGTGCATAACTGTAAAAGTCTTGGTTCGTGCACTCTGGCGTCTAGCCCCGTGGTTTCAAAGTCAGCGCAAAGCTTTGGCAGTGTCCACAACTCCGCCAGGGCAGCTTCGAAATCGTCGCGATTGGTGATGTACTTGATTTTCATGGCATTAAAAAAGGACCGCTTAATTTGCGGTCCTTAGAGATTAGCTTGCTTCAGCTAATCAAGCTTTGCGAGTGTTCCAAAAATTAAGAATAAACGTATCGATATCTGCCCAGGTGTCTGCTAGTACGTCGCCGGTCTCGGAAAGCTCCAAACGATAGACCTTACGTTGTAGATGGTTTTCAGTACCTTTTAACTTTTTGTCGGCGGAGCCGAACTCGATTTTTTCATCTACCTTGATGAACCCTGTTTGTTTCAGGTACGCAGTCCCCTCTCTAAGTGCGCCATAGACAGGCGAGCTGTGATACGTAAGTAAACCTTTTTGCGGTTTAGCAACAAAAGGCATGAACTGACCCTGAACGCGTTTGAACCCTGCAAACAACTCTGACTGCGCTTCTACGTCGCGATCCCACAGATAATTAACTTGGTTCACAGCAATTTCTCTGATGGTCAACTTTTTACGGTTGACCAAGCTGTGGATAATCATCGCTGCGCCAACGTTTTTCAAGCTTTTGTAAGTGCACAGCTCCTCCAAAGCTTGATCGAGTGTAATTTTTTTTACTTCCATCTGGCTGATGGTATGCCGACCTCTCTTTTGCTTACGATTTTTGATCGAAGGAGAGGTGATCGCCAGCTTGGCTGCGAGAGTCGCCAATTCTGGGTGTTGCTTTTCAATGCTTAGATTAAAAAGTTTGCTGCTGTCGAGCAATTTTTTGTCAACGTGATCCATAAGGTCCACAGTGACAGTTGGCATTTCGCTTCCGATAGACAGAAGGGTTTTCGCTTCGGACTCCTTGAGTTGGATTCCAGCGATTTCAAATTTGACTTGCATGTTGTTGGCAATCAACTTGTACAGCGTAATGACATTCTTTGACTCGTCAACTACACCTAGTTTTCGTAATATCTTTTTCAACATCCTGCACTATGTTCCATAGTTCGTACTTAGTGCATCTAATTACATGGTGTAACTCGTAAAGAGTCTCACAAGAATAATTTTTGATTATATATGGTTTAATTCGTATAGTTTTTTCTGCTTGGGGGTGTCCATCGCAACCTATCATCAAAACATTGAAAATTTCTGGCCCCGTCAGGTACGTGATCAACCTGTTTTGGTACGAGGTAACCTTGACTGATTCATCAAAGTTAGTAAGACACCCTGCAATCCAATCCAGAAGTTCTTTGGAAGCGTTGATATACACATACTGCTCTGCAATTTTCTCGAAGCTTTCGACTGCTTCCCTAACAGAGTTCACGTCACCTCTTATTAATAAGCTAACATTAGATCTTGTTTAAGCTATTGCTTTCTGAAAAAGAGAAGAATTTTCTGCATCTTCACAGATATCAACAAGATGCACAGTATCACAAAATTTCGTCAAACTATTACTCGCTTTGCCGATACAGAATGCATGCACATCAAGTTTCTTTGAGTCCTTAAAAAGATTGAACTTACGAACAGTAGCGTCAGTAACTTGGCATTCTCCGTCAGTAATAATCAGCATGTCAGCTTTGGGATCGATGTCAGCACGGGAATAGGCATGTTTCATTATCTGATCAAACGAAGTTCCTCCTCGAGTAAACCAAGCCATTAAAAACTGAAGAATTTCCTCGCTACTTCCAGAGCGTGGCTCCAGAATGATGCTTTGGTTGATACCTGTGTCAAACAAATGGACTTGTATCTCCCGGTTGTCCTTAGAGCACTGTTCTGCGATCACGTAAGTGATTGCTTTCGACCAAAGCTCTGATGATCCAGCCATTGAGCCTGAAATGTCGACATACATAACGACAGGACCCCGATCGACTTCTTTAGTCTTTGCTTCAAAATCTTTGCTGAGTATTGTTTTTTGAGAGTACTTGAGCGCAAACAGTGCTTTGCCTTTGGTTGTTGCAGCAAGGGCAATTTCTGAAGGGAAAGCTTTTGTTACGTCGTCAGTCATCTTGGCTCCGACGATGTCGCTGTAGCTGGAGCGTTGGTTTTTCGCACGTAATCGCTTTGTCCAAGACTGTTTCAAACCGCCCAGTTTTTGAGCCAATTGCACAAGTCTTTTGTTCTTACGAAGCCGCTGAGCGAGTGCTTGCTTTTGTTTGACGTCGTCAAGGCGGACACCAAAGCCTTCGTGGTCACCAGCGAGATTGCTCATGGCTTCTTGAATGTCTTGCGCTTCTTGTTGAGCTTTCTCAATCGAGTAATCAATGTCGGCTTTATATCTGTCGTGGTGTTCGTTGAGAGTGTCCTCAATCGCTTGGCCTAACTCTTTACCTTTTTGCCTCAGCTCTGCAGCTTTTTGTGTGTCGCCCTGTTTCATTGCCTCGACAAACTCTTGTCGAATGTCTGCGAGATCTTGCGACATTGTTGTCATCGCAGCGTGGACACCGTTGTTCTCAGACATGATTTCTTCTAACAACTCGCTCAGTTCATTCAAGACACAGACAGCTGTATTGCCTGATTCGAAATGTCTTCCAAGACAATTTTTCTGAATTGATGCATAAACATGGCTGCTCGTGACATCGATGAGAATGTTGTTCCATAACGAATTTTCAGGTTTATAACCCTTTGGCATTGCAGGTCTTTCGCCGTTTTGTTTCTGCCGAAAGTAATTTTCCATATCATCGAAAGACACGAGAGGAGTCACCTCACCCCCTGAATAAAAGAACTCGAATAGTTCTTTACCAAAACGACTCAGCTGCCTGATTTCAAATCGATCAGTGAAATAATTTACCTGAGGTTTGGTCTCCCTAACGAAATCAGGCCATAGGAAATCCGTAAGAGCAGAGACAGAGAGAACTAAAGGGTCAGATTCAGCGAGTCGTAACAGTTCTGTTGTTGATTTCATTTTGAGTAACGAGAAATAGCTTCTGCAACTTGGTCAACGTTGTGGTTGATGCTTTGACAAAGCTTGGTCGTTTGCAATCTTTGTGCAGCTGTAAATCTTACTTTGCTGTTATCTAAAGTTTCTTCACATCTACAAGCAATGTGTCGAAGTTCGTTGAGAATTTTTTTGAGTTTTTGCATATGCTCGTTCACCTCGTTGAGATTGCTCATGTCTCTGCTTCGAAGAGAGTTGAACTCATTCATGATGCTGCTCGAAGCTTTCTTAAGAGACCGTATAAACTTGTCAGCGGTGGGTACAACTTGATCGACAACCTCTTTAATTGTTTCTAAATCCTCTTCTGATTGATAAACAATGTGATGAAGCGTTTGGTGAAGGTAGTCCGGGTGAAGAGTGTCATCACCTTGCACAATTGCCCATCCACGAAGAAACTTAAGAATTTGAACGCGGCGTCGGTCAGATATGACCATGCCTCTGCTTTCAAGCATGTCCACACACTCAGTGAAAATATCAATAAACTCATCAGGAGCCTCAACCTTGTCAGCAGCTTCCTTCAAAATTTTGAGACTTTCTATCGTCAGCCCTGACTCCACTGATGGGCGGTTTCCTGAAAGTGCCCAGTTATAAAGCTTTCGTTTGCTTGTGGGTTTTTTGAGTCCTTCGATGGTCGGACGGAAAAGAAAACGATCACAGAATGCTTGAAGTGATTCTTCCGTTGGAAAAGAGTTTGTTGCTGCTACAACTGATTTGATTTTCGTTTGAACAAGTTCTTTGCCGTTATTAAAAGTTCGCTCATTCAAAATTTGAAGGAGTGAGTTCAGCACAGCCGAGCTACCTCGGAACAGTTCATCGAGAAAAGCTATGTTGCTGTCGGGAAGATAGCCTTTGACGTCCCGTGTGTATTCATCCTCGAGCAGTTTTGATACAGCGACCGGACCATACAGTTCTGAAGGATCTGTAGTCGGAGAGAGAAGGTAGCCAAAGAACTTGCTTCCACTGAAACCGTTGGCAATCTGCCTGACCAGCTCTGACTTGCCTGTTCCTGGTGCACCAAATAAGAAACAATTTTGCTCAGTAATGATCGAGGCAATGACTCCGTCAATGACATCAGTGCGCTCGAGAAATGTGTTATTGAGACTTACTCGAAAGTTTTGAAGAGAAGTGAAGGTAAGGCTGTCCATGATCAGAAAAATTTGCGTTTAGATTTTTTGTGAATGTCAATTGACCCTGCATGAAGCAGACGTTCAAAAGTCGCAGTCTTCTGTCGACTTGACTTTGGTTTCTTTAAGCTCCTCAGCAATTGAGTCCAAGAAGGAAGCTCCAACCAAAATCTCCTTAGTTTTGCCAAATACCTGTGAAAGATGTTTGGCGCGGTGCTTGTAAACACCTGTCTGAGCTTCGATTTCCGTTTCAAGCGCTTGGAGGTCATCTAAGGATTTGCAGTTTGGAATTGCTTGGAGAAGAGTTTCGTAAGAATTTGAAAGAGTCAGAGACATTTGTAGAGCCTCAAATCCCTTAGACGAATCCTTACCCTTGACGATTGCCGTGGCCTCGTCGCGTATCTCTTGGCGTATCTCGGAATAACGCCTGAAGGCATTCATCCTCTCAATACCTTTAGGAGCATCGCGCATCGTTTCTCCGACACGAATTAGATCTTGAAGGAGCGAGGTGATTCCATTGAGCGATGGACAGTGTTTGGAAGCAAGTTGCAGGTGAGAATGAATGTACTGCCAAGTACCTCGCCGTTTGGGGTTGTTCGAAAGAACTCTTTCTCCGACTTTGCTAGCGGGACGCACATCGAGATCATCGAGAAGCTCAGCGACTTTTGCAAGACTTGAGTCGAGCGCCCCGTCTTGAGCTGCTTTCAAAACTTCCGAGGTGTTGATCGCCGCTTGCTCTTGCATTTGTGATGCAAGGTCGTTCGGATCATCTACACGCTCGAGCGATGCAGGGTAAGGACCGACGACACACACGTTGATGGGGCTTGAAAACTCTTTCGTTGTGGGAAAGATTTTCATGTAAGCCTCGCGGACCATCGCTAGTTCCTGTTGGTCCTGGAACAGCGGCGAGAAGAAGTCATCGATGGTTGCTTGCCACTTTCCAAACTCCTCCGACCACAATTCTTTTAACGAGCTGTTGAAGTCAGCGGCCTTTGCTCTGATCTCATCGATGCGATGCATTGCATCTTGGAAGTAATCAGGGTGCAAGAAGTGGACATCTCCGTGTGAAATTGTGCAGTCCCGGTACAGATACTTCTGCAAGAGCCTCAGCTCATCCAAGTAAGTTTTCAGGGCGCTCGATAGGTTGGGCCTGATTGACAGAGCGTTGGCACGCTTGAGGGTATCGATGACTGACGGAGGTAGCTTGTAGTCCTCGAAAGCAATCTGTACGCTCTGTCGCACTGAAGCATTGACGGAACAATGCAGGATGAAAACTTCAGGGTTACTCATTTGGTGAAAATTTTGTAGGCCGTGGTGACACTTTCAGTAATGAACTCAAGTCCTTTGATTTTGAGCTGCTCGATCAAGCTTTTGCGTTTGCTTTTAAGTAGCTTCAACTCTCGCTCAGCTTTCTCAATTCGGATGTCGATCTTTGCCAGTTCTTCGCATGGAACAGGAAGCCGACTGACCCGGACGATTACCTGCGCTCCTAACTCGGGAAACTTAAAAGGAGAATCAGGACCTTGAAACTGTGCGAGGTCAACGCCTTTGTGGTCGGCAATCGTGAGTGCGGTGTTTAACGAATCGCGAGAGACTTCCCACGGCCTTTTGACGCTTTCGCTTAGAAGGGTTAAGTCCTTGTCGTACGTTGCCCAAAGGGTTGCAGCCTCGAAAGCTTTGGTTTGGAGTCGATCGTTTGTCATGTTAATGAGATGTGATGGAGTGATCTACTGATCACTGAGCATACTGTAACGACACAGCTGCTGGTTGTCAACAGTGTGTGCTTCGCTACATCCTTGTGCTTTCTACAGATAGTACAAACAGAAACTTTTAATTAAAAACTTTTTCATACAAGGAATGAATTAAACAAGTTGTCATTAAATGTGTGTCGTTAAAGATGTAAACAAACTTGTACAAAAATCTTGTACAAATCTGCTTACAAAAAATTTCATCAATGTTACTAAAAAGGAAGCTTTGGAGTTTTGATTTTATCAGTAGGCAAAGCATCCATTCCTACTGAAGGAATCATGCCGGTTACTGTTTCAAGTAGTTCTGCTTTTGCTTTTTCAATGATCTCAGGAAGTTTGACGTATGTTACGCCAACCGCAGTTGTTAATGATGCAGATAACAGAAAGCCTGTTACTGCCATGGCGTCAATAAACTTTCTCAAGGTAAGATTTCTCCTTACTGTAAATTGGTTGAGAATAAAACTCGATTAAATCATAGACGTAAGGAATCAACCAGGTAGGGGGCCAACAATGATCCCAGTTTTCTGGGCGCATACAACCGACCACCACTACCTGATAAAAGGACCAACCGTAGTTGGCCCAAGTCCTTACTTTTCAGAAGACGGGAATCATAGCGCCTGCTTTGATACCGAAAGTCAGCTCATCACCTGTGACGAAAGAAGCTTCGCCATACAACGGGCCAGAACCAACGTTGATCTTGCCGGAGAGTTCGACCTCAGTGTCGCCTGCATCAGGGATCAGAACGGCGGGTCCTGCCTGAATGCTCACACCATTGTCAAATTTGTAACCAACGTGACCTTCGACTGAAGCAGCACCGAAACCATTGTCAGCACCAGCAGAACCGTTGAACTCAGGGTTGAGGAACACTTCGCCCGCCATTCCTGTACCCCCGAAGGTGAGGAGAGCAGCGACTGCACCAAAAGCAGACTTAATCATTGCGGTAAATAAAAACCGTCTCAACAGTAGGCATATTTGCTAAATGAACCGTTCTCATGTGTGCCAATTTTCAATGTGCATTCCTTAACGCAGTCAACGTTTGTATCGTTTCTTGTGTGATCTTTATCTCTTCTTTATCTTGGTCCTCATCTAATTTGTCTAATTCAGCTTGAAAGCTCCTTAAAGTGTGATCCTGGTTCTTCCTAGGTAACCTGCAATACGTTTCAATAAACGAAATAGAAAGCGGCCTTCTCATGCAGCGTGGGCTCCAGCATCTTCCAGATAAGGTTGCCACAGGTTCTTTCCCTTGTCTGAAAGAGATATGTAAAACAATCTTCCATCCACTGACGATATCTCTCGGGTGATCAAACCATGCTTTTCGAGATCCCGTAACACCCTGTGAATCGTTGTCTTTGAGAGGTTGCTCAGGTTTGGGATGTCGTTCATAGTGCTGCTCAAGACAGGAAAAGGCTCTGCCTCAGCAACATTTACGAAGACAGTAAAGTGGCAGATGCTAAATGTTTTGCACTGACCTCTGAACTTTGCGAGAAGAATTGATAGTTTCATTTGTTAAACGCTGCGAGAGGAGCACAGTAGTAAGCATCACCAATCGCTGTGGAAAAGTGAACGAGCCTGCGGTGATTGGTTGTCGCACACTCACGCTTAGCGCTTTGGTTCATGTAAACTTGACAGCCTCTGATGTAAAGCATCCCAAATGTGGCGCTTACACAAACGATGAGAAAAGTCGGAATTGTTTTGGACATTGTGCTCTACGGAACTTACGTGAACTTGAGAAAAGTGATACAGTAGCAACAGATACAATAATACGGTCATGACAACCGCCCAAATCTTTCATCTGAACCGTGCTCGGCTTGCGAAAGCACGTCAGAACAAACTAGAACAGCATCAAAAGAACCAGAACCGCAAAGACGGACGTAATGTTCTGGTCTATCGCGGTGTTCCTTATGTTCGTCTTAATGCTCAGTGAGCCCTTCATTTAGGTGACATTTGTTTCAGTGCCGTCCTGCATTGATCTGCTGAGTTGACTTGCTTTCATGAGCCCCTCTAAAAGCTTCAAACCTTGCAACGTAGATGGTTGAAGTTCATAAGCTCGGTCCAGCTTTAGACGCACATCGTCTTTAAGCTGGATTCGATCCGTGGGGCTCATTGAGTCAAGCATGAACAGAATTGCTTCTGAGTAAACCTCATGTACAGACATGGTTAGTGCGTTTGAAAATAAAGGGTTTGGAGTGGCTAGGGATCTGCTGCCACTGGTACAACGAAGCGTCAGACAGCGTACTGAGTGTTTTCCAGTACCACATGCCGTTAACTTGCACAAGTTCAGTGGATCCGTTGAATTCACGAAGTAAAGCGTTGATTCTTGATTTAGTGGTGTTGGTCATAAAACCATGGTGGTTTACCTCCAATTCATCGTCGGATAGTTTACAGATGCATTTTGAATACAAATAAACGTTTACTCTTTTAGGTATACCGGGGAAATCAATAATCTCTACCTTTGTGTTTTTCAGGTTGAGATCTGTTTGTTGCTTGATTGCGTCGAGCATCCGCTCTTCGATTTTTTTCAACTTCGGAGATTCGTCTTCTGACATGAAAAATTGCATTGGGATACTGTTTATAGAGTTGATTAACTCGTTTATTTGCATGATCCCATGATTCGCAATCTTCTACGATCTGACCCCTTCCGCCCGTAGTTGAGTCAAATTTTCTGATATGAATTATTTGCATTGTTCTTAGGTAAAACAGCATAAACAACATCAAAGCTTCCCTCATGTTCGGCTTTGAACTTGACTAAGGCATCAATAGAGTCCTGAGCCACAACCGTTGTTTTAGTCAAACTGTGGTTTGAGTCTCGATACCGAATAAGGAACGGTTTGCTTGTCATTCGTTTATGCGAAAGTAAGGGTGTTCGTTGTCGAGAATTTGATTCTCGCCTGATGCGAATACAAACCGATCGATAGGGAGGTATTCATCAGCCGCAGCATCATAAACCGTTGGTGTGCAGTCCAGCTGCTCCTTGTCAAGAACTTCAAGAATATGAAGCAAAGTTCTGTAAGTTGGTGCGTTTCCTGAGGTTGACATTGGTTTAGAATTGCTTTGGGATCAGGTTAATAGACCCACGTAAACGTGATCAGCGGACACCGAAAACCTTTACGTTGACTTCCCCTATCATCATTATCTCAAACAAACCCGACTGAGTAACGATCAACATCTGGCTGATCTTTGAAATAAGTGTTTACTACTTTGACAGCGACGTGGTCACATTCTGTGTCTCTCAGTCCGAACTCCACAAAGTTATTCAAAACTGTGTAGACGTTGAACAATGCTGACTTAGGATCTTTTGATTCTTTAAGTGCTTGCTCACAGCAAGTGTTTATAAGATCCACAACCTCTTGCGGTGTGTCTAGGTAACATTGCCAGTGTTCGCGTGACATTGGAAGCTTGTAAGTTTTTGTCATCATTTGACTCCGTCTTTAAGTGTGAAAGGGGCGGTGAATTTATCTGGCGCTTTATCTATATCAGCTTTCAGTGAAGTGTGAAGTTGATTGAGAAGCACCCGAGTCATGTCTGAAACGTGTTCTCTGTTGTGATGAACAGCAGCAGCAAGTTCTTGGAAGGCAGATTGAATGTGAGTCATGATGAAATCAAAGGTGAAATAGTTCAGTGAGACTGTCGTCTTCCATGACGAGATAAGGCTTCTCGTGGTCACAGTGCGAAAGCTCGGCTTCTCTGTGCCAACTCTTGATGAGACGATCTATCTGATAATTAAATCGTTCTTTTGTAGATAATCTTTCTGGGTTACTCATTGGGAAAGCTACATGTCTTCGAGCCCACCTCCCGTCTCTATGTATACGAAGGCAAGGTTGCTCAGCCACTGGATATTTAAGACGTTGAGGTTTCGGCCCATAAGATCTACGTCTGAATGTGCGAAATTTGAAGTAGATGAATGGAACTCTTTTGTAAGCACTTGGTGTGCGAAACGGTGAGTCAGGATCATTTAGCCATGCGTGAGACGGATCGCTCAGCATTTTGTAGTAGTCGATCATCATGTCAGTTGGTGACATACTTACCTCCAGAACCGTGAGCCTCTACAAAGATGTCAGCCTTGGCACCGTCACATAATGAGCAGGTGATGCATTTAGCGTGGCTGTTATCTGCCGTGGCTGGACAAAGCTTGCCACTGAATGACTGCCCACCTTTGGCAACGACGGCGAACGTCTTCCACCCGTGAGCACTGGCGTCGAGATACTGTGCGAACGAATCGCACGAAGCTTGAAACACTCCCTTGCACCACTGTGCCCAGGGTTGCGTCCATTGATGTGTGTACCCTGTGTGACCTGCGGCATGCTCATTGAGCTTGGCAACAAGTGACGCTGAGATCATTGCAGGGTCACCATAAGCACCCCATCGGATCTTTCTGCCCTCAAGGTCGGAAGGGTTGAGATCAGAAAGCTCGCCATATATGCCACGTTTATATGACTTCCACACAGAAGCAGGAGCCTGACCCACATTCACATAACAAGAACGTGAGCCGTCGGACTGTTTCCGGTGCGGACAATCACCACAAACGGTGTCATCCGTACCGAGGTTTACAGCGTCTACCGGATGAATGTTCTCAGTCAGAATCCAAACCTGACACATGTTTCCCGTCTTAGTATTACCTGACTCCATGGTCATGATGACCACGAAGGGGCAACCGTTGAATGGAGATGTTCCATGTTCGAGAACGTAGCCTTTGAACTTAGCCATTGATCGAATCCTTTTCGAGTTGGGTTTCTATTAGTGAATAGAGTTTGTGTTGGATACCGTGGATCTTTGCGTGGTCAGATGCAGTGGCCCACCAGTCACCCTTGCTTGTTTCTTGTAACTGGTCATCAAGTAAACCAGTCAGATAAATCAATTCGTCGTTAGTTAGTTTCATGATTAAAAGACGTTTGCAATTTTTGTGGCAAGTTTGTCTATAAGAATTCCGTCAGCGATGTCTGCCTTAAAACATTCCTTCCATTCTTTTCGTTTGTTGGCATCGAACTTTTCGTTCGAATTGTGATAAAAATCGTAGAAAGCAAGTGCATTAACGATCGCATACTTCTCATCGCGTGAAATAACTAAATGAATACTCATTGGTTTTGTGGATAGAAAAGTCTTGAGTGAAGTTGGATGAATACTTGAAGTCATCGTCAACGAGATCGTTCACCCACTTAATAAATTGTTCATCGTCATTGATACTTGACTCACGATCGAATACATCTCGGTCATAAATAATGGTGCGGGTTACGGTGATGCGTTTGATGTTTTTAGTCATTGATCGTACCTTCTGTTGTCATAAAAATCCCATGCTTGTGATGCTGTCGGGTTGGCTACAAGGTGAACTAATTTCTCACCAGCTGATGAAACCTCCGACCATTTCGCAACAGCTCGCGCCATTGTTTCTGCGTAGATGTGAATGTGTTTGCGTTCATGTTCCTTGCCATCCTCTTTGTGCAAGTAGAGCGCAATGTAGCGGACTTGTTTAGTCATGATCAAGAATCCTCCTCGGGAGTGTGATACTTATGCCACCAATCTTCCACGTTCTTGTTGACGTGGCACTGGCACTCTGTGTATGTATCGAATGATCTCTTAGTCAAAGGATCATTTAGCGGTACATAATCCCATTGCATGTAGAACATGCCACTGTATGGGCATTTAACTATCTTGCCTACACGTTGATCGCCTTCGCCAATAGGATCACACAAATACACATACTTATATGCGTTGTGTAGAACATAACTAGCTGGCTCGATAAACTCGACGTCGATTGTTAGTGGTAGTGTCATGGGTCAATACTCGCGTGTGATTTCTGTGATTTCAGAGTTGGTCCACTTGACGAGATCCCAATCCTGAGCACCCTCGTCATTGAGCCATTGCTCGGCTTCTTCCTTGGTGGGAAATGAGACGTGGCCTTGGTTGACTTCTTTGATGTAAATCGTGAATTCAGTCATGATCATTCAGAAGTTGCGTGGCGGATAGAAGTGTTCAAACGTGTAAGAATCGGCTGCCAAAATTCTGCATCAGAATCACTATCGTATTGGAGATGTTCCTCTATATTCTGTGCAATAGCCTGTGCATCTTCGAAATCAATGTGAACTAAATTCATGATTAAATACCAAGTGATTTACGGACAGCAGACATAAACAATCTCACGGAAGTTTCTATGGCTTCCTGGTTTGTCCACGCTGTAGGATCCTCAACAAGATCAACCCATTCGTAGTTGTTCTTATCTAAGAACAGTTCAATCTCAGGTTGAAGAAGTTCATAAACCTGAGCAGATTGTGTGGAAGTTAATTCAGTCATGATCAATCCTCCCATTCTGTGGGGTGATACTCAACGTGATAAGTCACAGCTATTGAATCCTCGCGTTGATTCTTCTCAGCCCGAGCCACATTGAATGTGTTACACATATCTAGTGCGAGATAAAAATCATCGGCTGAGTTATACCAACTTCGGGAAGGTTTACGCCCGAAGTCATGGTGAACAGTTTGAATGATGTTGTACATAATCACTGAAAGGTGAAAGAACCGCAGAAGGGAATGTGTGTAACCTTGTCATCTTTGCCCAGGAAAGTAGTAACAAACCACTCGCCACGTTTCTGATATACAGACTCACCCTCCACACAATGCTCGCGGAGGATTGCATTTAGTCTGGACTTTGTAGTCCTTGATTGATACCCACCGTCTGTGATCGTGACAAAGTTATCACCCACAGTGGCGATGTGGTTGCCGTGTAGATATACACGAGAGTGACCAGATTCACGGTCGAAAGTAACCTCAGTGTTCGCAAGCTTCCAGTTCTTGGAATCACTGATGGCGTTGTTCATTTGAATTTCGATGTTACGCATGTTTGGAATGAACGTAGAACAATAGGTGAAGGATTAGAGTCCTTCAGTGAACCTGACTAAATAACAGGCTCAGTGAAGAAGTCAGTGATCACAAATGATCACAGTTAAAAGTAGTAAAGGCTGGCCTACTCCTGGCGTATGTAAAAAGTACACCCCCCAGAAAGTAAACCAACCTTACCAATCAAAATGTAAAATGGCGCACAGAGTGCACAGATTGTTGTGAAGTAATTCAGTTTTTCGGAGCAAACTATGTAGTTTTGAAAAGGGACACCACACCTGGGAACCTATACAGGCAGACCTTGGGTGAGTGTCGTTAAAGAACTGTGCTGCTGGGCTCGGACGCTTCCGCC